GATCAATCGGTTTATTCAGCAGGCTGAGCAGCGCATTTACAACTCGGTTCAGTTCCCGTCGCTTCGCAAGAATCAGTACACAGCGATCACGTCAAGCAATAAGTACGTGTCTTTGCCAAATGACTTTTTGTCTGTGTATTCGTTGGCATTGGTGACAGGTGTTGTTGGTGGAAACTTGGACACTGGCACGTTTGAGTATTTACTCAACAAGGATGTGAATTTCATCCGTCAGGCGTACCCTGCGCCAAACGACAAAGGTGTTCCAAAATACTATGCGTTGTTTGGCCCGACGATTGTCAGTTCTGCGATCACCAACGAATTGTCAATTATCCTTGGCCCAACGCCTGATGCGGCGTATTACGTTGAGCTTCACTACTATTACTACCCAGAATCCATCACCACCGCGACCACAACATGGTTGGGTGACAACTTTGATTCTGTGCTTTTGTACGGCTCTTTGGTAGAGGCATACACCTTTATGAAGGGTGAAGTTGACATCATTACTGGGTACGATGCCAAGTACAAGGAAGCACTTGCCTTGGCCAAACGCCTTGGAGACGGTATGGAACGCAGCGATGCATACCGTAGCGGTCAGTACAGAGAAGCCCCGTTGCCTCAGAATAATGGGGTGCGTTGATGGCTTTTACAGGCAACTACTCTTGCAACACGTTTCGTACCGGCCTGCTAAACGGTACGTTTAACTTTACGTCTGGGACTTTTTACATTGCGCTCTACACCAATGAAGCCACGCTTGATGCGTCTACCACGGCTTATACAACTACGGGCGAGGTTGTGGCTGCTGGGTATACGGCTGGTGGCGAACTTCTTGTAATAAACCAGACACCCACCACAGGCAATGCACCAAACACAACCGCATACATCTCATTTGCAAATGCCTCATGGTCAGGAGCTATCACGGCCCGTGGGGCTTTGATCTACAAGGCAGGCGACAATGGCGCTGTTTGCGTTTTGGACTTTGGCTCAAACAAGACTTCAACCACAACATTTGTAGTGCAGTTCCCCGCTGTATCAAACACATCAGCAATCATAAGGATCGTGTAATGCTAGTAACCACAACCAAAGGCGAAATGGATGATTCTCTGCTTGTAAAGCGAGAGGGTACAGTCGATAATGACAATGAACACACCACATGGGTTGAGTACTGGTTGGACGGAGAACTTGTCCACCGTTCCGCGCATGTAACTTTGAAGAAGCCCCCCGCATTTGTTGGTGGCGAAGCAGCTTCGTTTTAAGGAAATATCATGGCAAATACTCAATCAATGACAACTTCGTTCATGGGTGAGTTACTGACAGCAACCCATAACTTTGGCGTTTCACCCATTCGTGCAGCTTCTACAGCCGACACTTTCAAAGGCGCTTTGTACTTGGCATCAGCCACCATTAACGCATCAACCACAGCTTATACAGTGTCTGGTGAAGTGTCCGGTGCTGGATACTCTGCTGGCGGCGTGGTTGTGACCAACGCAAACCCACCCGTGGCTACCAACGCATCAGCAACCGCTGGCGTAGCCTACTGGACACCGTCTGCCAGTTTGACTTACACGTCAGTGACTTTGACCACAGCGTTTGATGCGGTGTTGATTTACAACTCCACCCAGAGTGACAAATCGGTGAGCGTTCACACGTTTGGTTCCCAGACCATCACGGCGGGTACTTTCACTTTGACAATGCCTGCAAGCACCACAACCACAGCATTGTTGCGTCTGGCTACAACCTAAGCGGAGGCGGCGCAGGCCGTAAACCATGTTTGGTATATCCGCATACGCCCAGTCACCGTACGCCGCTCTTGGCGAAAATGTAGTCGTCGTTGCCCTGACGGGTGTATCTGCGACTGGAAATGTTGGAACGGTTCTTGGTGGGCAAGCATTAACGGGCGTAGCGGCTACCGGCTCTGTTGGTACGGTAAGTGTTGGCGACAGGCAAATTGCGCTGTCTAGTGTAGAGGCTTCCGGCGCTGTCGGGACAATGCTTTACAACGAGTCGGATGCAACATCTGGCGACGTAGCTATAGGGTCGGTTGGTACACTAAGCCCTGTTATTTCAATCGCTTTGTCTGGCGTTGCAGCTTCTGGTGCGGTAGGCACGGTAATGGTTGGCAAGACAGCAGCTTTGACAGGGGTTCAGGCGACTGGAAGCGTCGGGCTGGTTGGACTGACAAAATCTTTTGCGCTGTCTGGGGTTCAGGCTACAGGTTCTGTTGGGTCTGTAATTGCAATCTACTGGAGATTGGTAGATGACAGCCAGACCGCAAACTGGCAAAATGTCAACAATTCTCAAACTGCTGGTTGGGCATCGGTAAACAACGCAGAGACATCCAACTGGGCGTTGGTGGACAACTCAGAAACATCCAATTGGGCGCTGGTGAACAACTCAGAAACCCCTGACTGGACGTTGGTTGAGACGGATTAAGGACGCACATGGCTTTTGTACTTGCAGACCGAGTTAAAGAGACCACCACCACGGCGGGTACGGGGACAGTGACTCTGCTCGGGGCATCGACTGGGTATCAGTCTTTTGCTGTCATTGGCGACGCAAACACCACGTATTACACCATTGCAGGACAAACCGGAAACGAGTGGGAAGTTGGGATCGGTACATACACATCGTCTGGTACAACGCTTGCCAGAACAACTGTTTTATCTAATAGCTCTGGTACACAGCCATCGGCACTTAATTTTAGTGCTGGCACAAAAGATGTCTTTGTGTCTTACCCCGCTGAGTATTCGGTAACCAACGACACACCTACGCAAAACATTCTTGACCAAGCGTACTTTCTCTCTTTTATGATGGGCTGACATGGCAACATACACAAATACCTCCTACGTCGCCAAGAATGTTGGCACATCTGCGTCCACCTTGACCACGGTGGCGGCATCCACAACTGCGGCAATTGCCAGCTTGGTGGTGGCAAACACAACAACCTCCCCGATCACTTGTGATGTTTACGTCACCCGTTCAGCCACAGACATCTATTTGGTCAAGACAGCCACTGTACCTGTGGGTGGTTCGCTGGAAGTGATTCAAGGCAACCGTGTGGTGTTGATTGCATCCGATGCACTCAAGGTTGTGTCCAGCGCAGCGACATCGGCTGACGTGTTTGTTTCAGTATTGCTGGCGGCATAACATGGCATTCATAGGCAACACCAACACCACGCAGGGATTTACACCGGCCATTGATTATTTCAGTGGCAATGGATCGACGACAGCTTTCACGTTGTCCAGACCTGTTGCGTCTGTTGCTCAGGTACAGGCTGTTGTCAACAACGTAGCGCAGAACCCATCGGATGCCTTCACGGTCAGTGGCAACACCATCACGTTCACCTCTGCCCCGTCCAGTGTAACAAACAACATCTATGTGTACTACACAAGCCCGATCACGCAGGTGATTGCGCCAAGTCAGGGTACGGTTGGTACGACCCAGCTTCAGAACGGGCTTACGGTTAATTTTGCAGACGGCACTGCCGCCGCTCCATCCATCACGAACGATGGCGATACAAACACAGGTATCTTCTTCCCCGCCGCTGATACCATAGCCGTTTCTACTAATGGTTCAGAAAGAGTCAGGATTGATACGGCTGGTATTACAAAGTTTAGAAGTACTGGCTCTGCCTACGACTCAACTCCCGGAGATGGCGTTTCTGACGGTTTATATCTTCAGGTAGATAGTTCTGGAATAGCGCACATTGATGGCTACGCTGGTGGCGGAAGCACAAACTTAGCATTCGGCACAAACTCAGGAGGGGGTGCAGTTGTTGAACGTATGCGTATCGACTCCAGCGGCAACTTGCTGTTCAACTCAGGCTACGGCTCTGTTGCTGTTGCTTATGGTTGCCGTGCTTGGGTGAACTTCAACGGCACAGGCACTGTGGCGATTAGGGCAAGTGGTAATGTGACGAGTATTACTGATAACGGTACAGGGGACTACACAGTTAACTTTACAACTGCAATGACTGATGCAAATTACTCTGTTGTTTGCACTACATCTTTGGAAAGTGGACAAGGCTCTGCGCGAATTATGTGTATAAATTTGAACACAGCAATGTCAACCACCGCAGTTCGAACTCAAGTATCAAATGATTCAGGTACTCCTGATGACAAAAGTGTAAATTGTGTGTCAATTTTCCGTTAATAGGTGAACAAATGAACTCAAGAATTATTTACCCAACAGACGATGGTGTAGCCATCATTGTTCCCGCACCAGAGTGGCTTGCACAAGAAGGAAACACAATGGAGGTGCTTGCCCAAATGAGAGTGCCTGAAGGCAAGCCATTCAAGATTGTGGATGTTGCTGACATCCCAACAGACCGCACCTTCCGGGGCGCGTGGGAGTACACGCCGTGATC